ATTCTAAAAGATAATTGTTGCAAAGGTATATAAGATACGATAAGACATTAGGATTAAACAACAAAGGAGAAAAGTTATGGGACTAGACCAACACGCACACCTTCGAGGTCATAAAGTAAATTGGGATAAATACTATGATGATGACCAAGAAGAACAATCAAAAGTTTTCGTGTGGAGAAAACACGCAAGACTTCAACAGTTCATGGCAAAGAAGTGGGACGAACAAAACTCAAACCATGAGCATGACGGAATGCTTTCACATTTAGGTTTTAATTCTGATTGTGATGCACCTGTATATATAACTCAAGAGGTGGCGAAAGAGTTAGCCGAACAAATACAAGAGGGCTTTAAGGATTACCATGCCGAAGACGGATTTTTCTGGGGGCAACAGTTCCAAGAGGAAAGCGTCAAGGAGTACAAGGAACAAGATATCAAGTTCCTTAAATTCTGTGAGCAATCTATCAACGAGAATAAGGTCGTTGAATATTGGTGTAGTTGGTAATGGCTAAAGATAAAATTAACGAGACGGCTAATGCCGTCTCGTCTCGTTCTCGTGGTGGCAAGTTTGATAAAGATAAAATAAAACAATCTGGACAGCAGGCACAGGACGAGTTCACCAACATGATAAAAAAAATGTCTAATATAATAAACGCACAACTAGAGGTAGAGCCGAATGCTAATACCATTAATAATATCATTAATAAAAAAGATAAAAAAAAGATGAATTAACTATTGCATAAGATTTAATAAGATATATATTGAATGGGTCAAACTAACAAAGAGGTAAAAATGACAAACGCAATAAAGAAGCTAAAGCAAGATGAAAAAAAAGTAGTTGTTGCTTATGCTAAGTTAAAGCTAAAGTCTAATAGACTTAGTAAAGAGTTAGACACAATGAAACAATCTATTGTTAATGTGTTTGATAGAACAAATCAAAACTTAATCATTGTTCAAGATGAGCATGGAAATAGTTTTGGAATTCAAAAGATTAAAAGAGTTAGAAAATCTTTTGACAAAGATAAGTTCAAGGTAGATCACATTGACTTATGGAACGCACACCAAAAGCAAATAGAGTATGCTGAATATAAAGCTATTGGCGAGGTATCAAATGCCCAATAATGATTTGATTAACATAGCTAATGTATTGAGTGAGAAGTTAAACTCTAATGCACCAACATCACTTGCAGACATGGTGGTGGACAATGGACAAAAGAAACAACTTAACTATGAGATCATGTTCCAACTGTTAATGGGCGAGTGTGAGAAGCACATACTTGAGAACGTTGGCAACCCAATCGTTGACGAGTTCAAGGACAACATACTAAAAAAGTTTAGTACACTTGTTCAAGCAATACACAACACAGAATAATTAACACATAACCAATGGCGTCTTAACTGACGCCATTGGTGTATCTAGCCCACACCTATAGCAAGGCTCATAATCAATCTCAAAATCGTTTTTAATTTTTACGCCATCAGGGTTCGCGTTGCCTGGCTAGGTTTTTTGTAGCGAAAGGGTTTACAAAGTAGGATATACAAATATACTAGGGTCCCAAACGAGATGAAAATAGAAAACTTAACTGAAGATGAATTAAAAGATATTATTCTAAAAAAACAGTTAGAGTGGATCAAGTTATGCCAAGATAATTTTTTAATTTTTGCAGAGTCTGTATGGCAAGACTTCATCTATCGTAAAACAAAGGACCCAAAGAAGTATGGGCACCATCAACTTATAGCTGAATCTTTTGAAGATATTGCAGATGGTGATGCAAAGAGGCTCATAATCAACATGCCACCACGTCATACTAAATCTGAATTTGCATCTTATTTATTCCCTGCTTGGTATATTGGAAAGTATCCAAAGAAAAAAATTATGCAGGTATCACACAACGCTGAACTTGCTTCAAGGTTCGGTAGTAAAGTTAGAAACTTAATGAACACCAAGGAGTATAAAGAAATTTTTGGAAGTGTTACACTTCGAGAAGACAGTAAAGCAAAAGGCAGGTGGGAAACCAATCATGGTGGTGAATACTTTGCAGCGGGTGTTGGCGGATCTATCACAGGTCGAGGGGCCGATTTGCTTATTATTGACGATCCACATACGGAACAAGATTCCTTGTCCGATACAGCTATGGAACGTGCTTACGAATGGTACAGTTCAGGACCCAGACAGCGTTTACAACCCGGTGGCCGTATTCTTGTAGTCATGACTCGTTGGGCAACTGATGATCTTACAGGAAGGTTGGTTAAGGCACAGAGTGGTACCAAAGCAGATCAATGGAAAGTAATTTCTTTTCCTGCAATCATGCCTGATGATAAACCCGTGTGGCCTGAGTATTGGGGTAAGGAAGATTTAGATTCTGTTAAAGCCTCAATCTCAATGAAGAACTGGAATGCACAATACATGCAGGACCCAACTTCAGAAGAAGGTGCAATTGTAAAAAGAGAATGGTGGCAAGATTATAACAAGGAGCAACTTCCAAAACTGCTACACGTGATACAATCTTATGATACTGCATTTTCTAAAAAAGAAACTGCCGATTATTCTGCTATCACTACCTGGGGTGTATTTGAACCTGTAGAAGGTTACGAAAAAGCAATTATATTATTAGATGCTCACAAAGGAAGATATGATTTCCCAGATTTAAAAAATGTTGCGTTAGAACAATACCATTACTGGGAACCGGAAACCGTAATAATTGAAGCTAAAGCTTCAGGACAACCACTAATTCACGAACTTAGACGTGCAGGAATTCCTGTAATTGATTATGTTCCAGCTAGAGGACGAGACAAGCATACTAGAATAAACTCTTGCGCACCTGTATTTGAGTCTGGTATGGTGTGGGCACCTTTAGACGAACACTGGGCACAGGAGGTTATTGAGGAATGTGCAGCATTTCCTAATGGTCAGTATGATGACTATGTTGATTCTATGACCCAAGCTGTGTTAAGATATCGACAAGGTGGATTTGTTTCAACATATTCTGATGATTGGGATGATGACCACATTAAAGTAGAAAAAGATTATAAATATTATTAGGAGTTTTTATGTCAGATAGGTTTACTAAAACAGATTTAGAAAAAGCAAAAGAAGCCACAAAAAAAATTAAAGACAAAAGAGCTCAGAAAAGAATGAAAAATTCAAGACCAGAAAAAAAAGGATCTTCAATTACAGATATATTTAAAAGTTATGGTAAGTATGATGGTAAGCCAATTGAACTTAAAGGCGGAGGAATGTCTGCGGGTCAAAAAAAGATTGCTTCTAAAGCACCTCCTTACGATGAAATAGGTGGAAACGATTTTGCAGTTCTTAAAAAAGAAAAAGCAAAAGGCAGAGGCATGGGTTTACAAGATGAAAAAGTTAAACCAGGTAAAGTTCAAAAAGCTGCGTTAGGAATGTTAGCTTTAGGAATGATGGGTAAAAAATATTTAGATAAGAAAAAAAGTTCTTCAAGTGCTCCTATGATAGGTGCCGCTGCAGAATTAATGAAAAAGAAAAAAGAAATTCTTGGTAAAAGAATGGGTGGTGTAATGAAATACAAAAGAGGAATGGGTCCTGGTGGTTTAGATCTTCCTGTTATTAGTTCAGTAAAACCCGCGGTTCACAAAACTAAAAAAGCACAAAAGACTGCTGTGATGAAAGAACAATTTAATAAACAAAAAAGTAGACTAGGTAAAAATCCAAACATGACCCCAAGTTCACCAAGAGCTGGTGAAAAATTTTTAAAGAGAAGAAAAGAATTAAGTGGTGTAGGCAAAGCATTAGCAGCAACTAGAGTTGGTAAAATGTTATTACCTGTCGCTGCTGCGGGAGTCGCTACACAACAATATTTAAAATCTAAAATGAAAAAAAAACCTGAACAAAAACCTATTCAACAGGGAGAAAAAAGAAAAAAAATGCCTGGTAAAATGGGTGGGGGCATGATGCAAAGACCTATGGGATATTCTAAAGGCGTTAGTGTCAAAGCACGTGGTTGCAAACTAGGTAGAAACAAACCTACTAAAATTACATAGGAGGGACAATGTCCCTAAAGGCATTACTTAGAGCTGGTAAGGAATTACTTAAGGCGAAGAAGCCTTCAGCAACACCGGCCACCGGAGAACAGACAAGACAAATAACTTACACTCCTAAACCATCACAGGCACAGGCTAAAGAATTAGTTACACAAGAATTAAAAAACCCACCAGTAGTTTTAAAAAAAACAAAACCCCTACAGATGGGTGATGACTTAGCACCTGCTTTTGGTTCATCAACATATGACTGGGCTATGAGAATGGGTAGATCAAAGTACACTGCAGATGAGTGGCTAGATCATTTAACATCTACTAGAAAAGTAAACTTTAAAATATTTGGTAAGCCTGCACAGAAAACTGTCCGTGAACAAAAAAGATTTAAATACGATTCAGGTCCCTTTGCCGGTAAAGAAGTTAGTGTATCCAAAGAAGAATTATTCGATTCTAATTTAGCAGTATTCAATGAAGCAGGAGATCTTACAGGTGGCCTGTTATATGCAGCAAAGAAATTTGGTCTAAAGCTTGATGCTAATGAAGTAGGAGCCATGATTAAATTAAATCCTATTAATAGATTAAAACCAATTGAACTTGGTGTTAACAAAGGTGCACAAGAAGCATTTGATGTTTCTGCTAAGAATGCAAGAAATACTGTTAGAGATTTACAAGTAAAATACAAAGACAACGATGCCGTAAAATATGAGTTAGATCAATTGCAATATTATTTAAGAGCTGACGATGGTGTTCCAAGTAGATCAGCACTAAGAGATTTAAACGATACATTAAAAAATTTAACGAAATCTGGAATGGTAGCTGTTGATGAAAAAAAAGCATTAAACAAAGTTATTGGTGATATCAATAACAAAGTTGGACCAATGCAAGCCACAAAAACTAGATACGGTGGCGAGTCTAATTACACATTACAAGGTGGTAAAGATTACAGAGAAACTATCTTTACACTTCCAGAAGATATAACAACTAATGCATCACTTCGAAATAAAGGTGGACACTTTGGGGATGAGATTGGAGATGTAAATAATATTTACCATATTAGGTTTGATACAAGGTTCACACCTGATGGTAAAAAAGTATTTATGATTAATGAAATACAATCTGATGTAAACCAGAGTATTGCAAAATCTTTAACTAAAGCCCAACAATTATCAGGCGAAAGAAGATTGAATCCATTTAATGCTGATCTAGAATTAAATTTGCTTGTAGGCCAACGGGGAAAGATGCTTAAAGATATGGATGATGCACTTGCTAACAACGAGTTTGGTAGAGTGAATGCAATTGGTGCATCCATGAAAGATATTAATACAAAATTAAAAAGATTAACTACTCAAAGAAATTCTTACGGAGACTCAAACAAAGATTACTTTCCAATGGTTGAAGCAGATTCATATGGAGACCATGCCATTAAATATTTGATGCAGAAGGCTGCACGTGAGAATGTTGATTACGTAGCCGTTGCCCCGTTTGACAAAGTAAGTTTCAGACAAGGGTACAAAGCGGGTAATGAAAGATTTTATGGTTACGCAAATGGTAAAGGTATAGGTAAAAAAGGTAAAGCAGTACTTCCAGATGTTATGGGTAAGAATGCAAGATTCTATGGATCAAGCGCAGGACCAACAAAAATATCTTTATCAGATCCAACCAGACCATATAAAACAATTGGTAATGATACGTTTAAATATCCAAAAGAACATCCATTAAAAGGAAAAGAAATTAAAAGCCAATATCATAGTAGTACTGGTCAGAATCCTGCTAAAGGGACTAAGAATATTCCAGAGGGGGATCCACGCTTGTATTTCGATGCATATGCGATTAAAGTGGTTCCACTAATGAGAAATACACAAAAAACTTATAAGTCTAAAGGTGGACTTGTGGTGGATATGTTTAAACCAATAAGGTACAATTAATCATGGCAGTAGAAAAAGTAACAGAAGAATTAGCAGAAGAAGTTGTTGAACAACCAGAGGGTCTTCCAATTGATGTAGAAGTTGAAGGAGAAGAACAGGTTGTAGAGGAAAGACCTCAAGACGATTTTAACGCAAACTTAGCAGAAGACATGGATGAAAGAGCTCTTAAAGAAATGGGCTTGGAACTTATTGATGAATATAAAAAAGATAAGTCTTCACGAAAAGAATGGGAAGATGCTTACATTAAAGGTTTAGATTTATTAGGAACTAGATACCAAGAAGTATCAAAACCATTTAAAGGAGCTTCCGGTGTCACGCATCCTTTGTTAGCTGAATCAGTTACACAATTCCAAGCACAAGCTTATAAAGAATTAGTACCATCTGATGGTCCTGTAAGAACACAGGTAATTGGATTACAAACACCGGCTACCGAACAACAAGCAGATAGAGTTAAAGATTATATGAATTACCTGCTGATGGAGGAGATGGAAGATTACACAACTGACATGGATCAAATGTTATTTTACCTACCCCTATCAGGATCTACATTTAAAAAAGTTTACTACGATGCAATGTTAGATAGACCTGTATCTAAATTTATTCCAGCAGAAGATTTAGTAGTTCCATACTACGCATCTGATTTAAAAGATTGTGAAAGAATTACTCACGTAGTTAAAATGACAGCTAATGAAGTTACAAAGAAAATGGCTGCAGGAGCTTACAGAGATATAGAATTAATTGATAGTAATTCAGAACCAGATTCAGTACAGAAAAAATTAAACGAGCTTGAGGGTGTTAAAGGAACAGGCGCAGATTATTTACATACAGTTCTTGAAATGCATGTTGATTTAAATTTAGATGACTTTGAAGATTTTGATGACAAAGCTAAAAAAATAAAAATTCCATACATTGTAACTATTGATGAAGGTAGTGGAGAAGTTTTATCTATCTATAGAAACTACAAACCTGAAGATCCTACTTACCAAAGAACAGAATACTTTGTACATTATAAATTTTTACCAGGTTTAGGTTTTTATGGTTTTGGTTTAACTCACATGATCGGTGGCCTGTCTCAAGCAGCAACTCAATCTTTAAGACAATTGATTGATGCAGGTACTTT